ATTCTTGTGTAGTTGTAACTGTAGTTGTTCCATCCATATCAACAGTTTCTTCAGCCAAATTATAAGAACCATCCAAACCTTGTATTCTCAAAGTTCTAGCACCAGTTCCTGCTACATCATCATTAGTATCATCACTAACAACATCAACAGTAACCGCTGTAGATTGATAAGGATAATTATCTCCTGTTTCCCAAATAGTTTCAAAAGAACCTGATCCAATGGTTGGGTTATATCCAAACTTGTTGACCATAGAATAACCAGGAACTTTACCTTGTTGAACTGCTAAATAAAATGGAATGTTACCAACTGTACTTCCACCTGTTATTGGATTGACATTATTGCAAGACATTATTATGGTTTATCTGGATAATCTATATTATTAACTTGTTCAACAGTAGTTAGTCCATTTGTTATATTTCTTAATTCAGTTCTAAATTGCATCCAAGCATTTCTTTGTTCAGATGTTAATGTATTATCTGGTAATTGAGTCCAGTCTGAATCTTGTAAATCTTTATTTCTTTTAGCTCTTAAATCTTCCATAGCCATATCAAATTCTACTGCTGGAATTTGTGCTTCTATGTCAGCTTTAGGAATAGGTGTTGTTCCATTGTGCCATTCTATTTCACAAGTGTTAATATCTGTACCTATAACAGTAACTACTGCATTAGGATTTATTTTTAATATTGCTTCTATTATCATCCAGCTATCTCCATTGCAGTTAAATAAGTTGGAGCACCACTTCTTGAAAAATAAGATATAGCACCACCACCTTCTGCTCTTTGATAAATACCATAAGTTATTGCACTATTACTTGATGGTGAATCAAAAACTTGAGCACTCAATCCATATTCAAGGTTACCACTACTATTTCTAAACATAAATTGACCTACAGTACCATCTCCTAAATTTACAGCATTTCTGTACAAAGTATAGATTGCACCTTGTGCAGTTGTATCTGCATATCCCATAGAACTAAACATAATTAATATTTTAGATGATGTAGATGATGGAGTTATTGATACACTATATCCTGGTCCAGTAAAAGTTGTGTTGTTTGTACTTCTTTGTGTTGTTCCTGTAGTGTTTACAACTTGCAAAACCTTACCACCTACACCAGCAGGTAATGCTGTTACACTAGATAAAGAATTATTATTTAAAGTTATTATTGCCATACTATACTCCTATCAATGCCTTTACCTCAGCTTCTGTTAATCCTAAGTCTAAAAGTTTTTGTTTGCCAGATGCTTTTTTAGTTGTCGTATCTGTTTCTGCTGTATCATAATCAGATTGTAAAATTGCTAAACCAGTTGTGCAATCAACTTCACTAGGTTTTGATTTACTATCATCTAATATAATTAAATTTGCATAAACTTTATTTTTAGCATCACTCCAACCGAACCATTGTCCAGTATGTAATGTAACTAAATAATCTTCTATATGATTTGGTCTGCCATTATTATCCATTTTATGTATCTCCTAATCTAATAAATGTAAAAGCTGTTGCATTTTGATTAGTATTTCCAACAGTTACTGAAGATCCGTTATCAGTACTTATACCAAACCTTACTTTATGTGTTGAAGTGTCTGTTACATCAAACATAAAAGAACAAGACGCATTTGCATAAGTATCATTTCCAGAATTATACATACTTGTATAAACTACAGATCCTGTATCAAAACTTGAATTATTTGTTGTTGTATTTATGGCTATAAGATGTGCTCTATTTGCTCCATTACATAATGCAAAAAGTTGTGCTGTAATAAGCCAAACACCAGTATCTGGAAAAGTAAATACTCCAGAACTTTGTGACATTACAGATCCTATTCCACCATATCCATCACTATCTACTTGTTCTAAATTAGAAGTTATATCAGAACTTCCAGAAAAATTAGTTGTTAATCTCCATTGATGAGCAGATGTAATTCCACCAGCTGGTACTTCTTGAAAAGTATTATCTCCTCTTAAAAAGGTTGTAGCATCTTTAGTTCCTGTTGCTGTTAGTTTAGCAAGTGAAACTGAAGCATCATTTAATTTTGCAGTAGTAACTGCACTATCTCCAAGTTTAGCAGTAGTAATTGTGCCATCACTAACTGATGTAATTAATCCAATTCCATAATGTAAAATAAAATCGCAAGTAGATGTTCCAGCAACTGTTGTTCCAAAATCTATTGTTGAACCAGATACAGTAAAGTTACCAGCTTGAACTACACCATCAATACTAACTAATAATGTATTCGCAGAACTAGGTGTGAAATTACTTCCACCTTTTTGTAATGTGTATGATGAACTGCCATCAAAGGTAATATTATCCAGTACCTCTACATTACTTATTTTATCTGTATCTCTACCTATATATGCCATTCATTAACTCTTTGGGTTATTATCTTTTATACCTTGTATTCTAGTTTTCCAAGCTTCAATGTCATGGTAGATTTCATCTAACTGATCTCCCCAAGAACCATATTGGCTTTTTCTTGTTGCATCGACTGTTGCATTTGCTTCAGCAGTATTTGCAGCAGTTTCGTATGATGCTAATTGCTCATCAGTTGGTTGTGGAATTGATAATCCCCAATGCTCAATATGAACACCATTACCATCTGAATGATCAACAAGTCTTACATCTGTTGTAAAATCTACTTTGCTAATACCATTAGCTTTGCAGTATTCTTTTATTTTGTTACTTAGTTGTGCCATAGTTTTACCTCCTTAATTTTATGTAATAATTTTATATGCTCCAAACATTGAACGATTATCAATAATGCCATCACCAGCTCCTAGTTCATTTTGTGATTTTCCATAAATTTCAAAATAATCACTTGCTGATGTAACATTAACAATTCCAGAACAATTTAAATGAGTTGTATCAAAATTATTAACACCACCATCACTATCTTGTATTTGAGAACCAAAATTTAAATCTCTTGAACCATTTTTGTATAAATACGCAGCAAGTAAAAATGGTTTTTTTTCTACTATTGGTCCAACAGTAGAAAGTCTTACTGTAAAAAATATATAAAATTTTCCAGTCTCTCCTGGCGTAAATCTATAGTTTGTAGAATTATCATAAACTGAACCTATGTCATATTCTTCAGTATTAAATAGAACTTTTGTCCATGCACCACTTGTAATTCCAGTTTGAGAAGAACTTAAAGTAGCTTTAAAACTTGGAGTATTAACACCACCAGCACCAGTTACAGTTCCTGTGAAATCGTAAGTGTCTGCTAGGTTAAGACTTTCAGATTGTATTTTTGTTATTGCCATAATTTATTTTCCTAAGTTATAATTTTGTATGCTCCAAAATTTGTATATCTTGAACCTGTAGCTCCTTGAAATTTACTATCACTACCATTTACAGTGTCACATACTCCATATAATTCTATGTAATCACTTGAGCCATTCATATCAATTACTGCAGTAACTGTTGGACTTGCACCTTCTCCATCTGTAGTATCTCCTGAATGAAAATTAACAAATGACCTAGCTATTTCAGAACCATTTTTATAAATCATAGTTATAGCATTTCTAGTGTTTCCAGCTGCTTCATCAACAGCTGCTCTTGCATATACAAAATATTTACCAGCAGTAGTTGGTGTAAAACGATAATTAGTTGAATTGTCATAACAACCATCTGTATCAAACACTTCAGTATTAACTTGTGCTTTTGTTTCAGTATTATCTGAAATTGTTTGATTAGCAGAAAGATATGCTTCAAAAGCTGGTGTCATAGTTCCACCAGCACTAGCAAATGTGTTATCGCCTCTTAGAAATGTTGTGCTGTCTTTTGTACCAGTAGCAGATAGTTGCGATATTCCAACAGAACCATTTGGTGGATTTACTGTTTGAACAGCTTTACCTAAAAACACACAGTACATATCATCTGATGCAGATGTAGCACTTGTTAAAGTTAAACTTGTACCAGATGCAGTATATGCAGTTGTAGGTTCTTGTCTTACAAAGTTTATAAATAATGCTAATTCATTTTCGTTAGTTACAGGATTATCAAGTGTGTAAGATGTAGTCGCACTTGTAGTGAAGTCTTGCTTAGCAAAACTTGTGTAACTTAATGCTGGTTGATTTCCTAAATACATTTACGCAACATCTTCTAAAGTTGAAATAATTACATCTGCAATACCAGAAGCATTGTCAGATTTTACTTTAACAGCACCACCATTAGGAATAATTACTTTTCCAGATATAGCTT